AGCCCCACTGTCTGGTCCCTGCTGCAACAACTGTCCACGGTGGTCAGCTTGAATGGCAGTTTCAAACTGCTCCCCATCACGAACTATTTGACCCATTGTACTCAATCGCTTGTCTTTATATTGTAGTCACAATGAGCTTCGCCATATTCTGCTGCCATCATTTCAAACGCACTTACCATGCTTTGAGGCGCATAACCACAGCCAAGCGCAAATTGATAGAACTGTCTGGTTAAAGACATGGCATTCACTTCTTGACATTGATGAATGATTTCCTGGTAGCCAGCAGTATCGCTTGTTGCTCTATCACAAGAGAAACGATGAGAGAACGAATAGGAATCAGTGAAAGCCATGGTAAAGGAAAAGGCCAGCCCGCAGGCTAGCCATGAACGATGCGCTTGTCAACCGCGCCCCTGCCCTCGCAATTTCTTTCTACCATGCGAAGGCTTACTCCGCTTTCCATTGCCTTGTTTCGTTAATTTTGGGGCTCCTGGGAGGTGGTCACGCTTAAGTGCTGCACTACCGCCTTTGCTTTTTACTGCCAATTAACCAGCCTCCAGAAAAAATGGAACGCCTCCAATACTAATAGGCACGCGAGCATTAGGAGTGATGCCACTTCCTAAAACTATGCTTCCCCCATCGACAAAATTTTCTACCGTCAAGCCAGTGTTTATGGTGACAGTGCTGGTAGTGAGACGGAAATTGCCTTCTTGATATTCGTGCGTGAACAGTGCATCAGACGATGGCGAAGGAGTGGTGCCGCTTTGACGAATGAACACTGCGCTCATTCTGCCAACATTGTTCCATTCGCCCGTAATAGAGTCGCCCGTGCGGTCTACGTACAACGAAGGGACAATGCCGCTAACCGTGGCACTAATGCTATTAATTTGCTGCTGAAAGTTGCTTGTAGACCGTGCAATGCGCTGCACGTCCACGTTGCTCACGCCTGCGCTTGTAAACAGCCCTCGTATGCGGTTGTAATCAGCAGTAGCTAGCCCAAGATTAGTCCTGGCTTGAATAGGGTCAGGGAGGTCGGAAAGATTATTCTTGCGGACTAAGCCTCTCGTCATTCGCCTTCTCCATCGCCTTCAACAATGCCCGAAGGGGGCTCGTAATTAGGCACCACTAGAAAAGTAGAAAGGCCAAAGTTTTGTACAAGCTGATAAAGCTCTGCCTTGTCCTCTTCCGTGAGGTCCAGCTCGTTATCAATGGAAGCGAAACAAGCGTTGATACCAGCAATGTGTGGACGGCCAGTGCGAGCATCAGCCAAGAAAGCAATTAGCTCAGTGCAGTCCACATTAGTTTGCAAGCTTGTTGCAGCAGCAGCACGAGCTTTTTGGTAGGAAGTGCTGCCCATAAGTCCTTCGCTAAAGCCTGTCCAATCAGCACGTCCCAAAAGGCGCAAATAATCACGCTGCGCTAGTTGCTCTTCGGAAAGATCAATGATTGCCCATTCGCTGCCCGTCCATTGTGCTTCCTGCAAGCGTGCGTCAAATACTGGCGCAGGGAAAGGACCTGAATAGCCAATGCCAAACAAGCTTTCTAAGCTTGCGCCTTGCAAAAGAAGAGGTAATGGGGCAGGGATGCCATTGTGATAGGAAAAGAGCAGCATTGCCTTATGGTTTTGTTCTCATTATAGGCCACACAGTATGGCTTAAGAATTTCTGGTTACGAGCAAATTTGCCCCAACCGTACCAGCTTCCCATTGAACGACGAAGCTTTTTGAAGCGAAGCGTGCCCTTTCTATATCGTCTTACGGCTTTTATGGCATGACCGCGAATAGAACGACGCAATAAACGATATTCAGCGAATGTGCGATAGCCTAAAAAATCTACTCCTTCGATGTGCGGAGGGAAAATTTGATGGTTAGGCTTAAGCTCTAAACGCTCTTCTTTCAACTGTTCCTTCATCTCTCGCAACAAGACATGCAGAGTGCGCCTGTCTTCAGCAAATATAATTAAATCATCAACATAGCGAAAGTAATATTTAACACGCTTTTCGTCTTTCAGCCAATGATCAAAAGGAGTTAGAGCAATGTTGCCAAAGTACTGGCTTAAATAATTGCCAATGGGAATACCAGGTGCACTGTCAATAATTTCATCAAGCAAGGCCAACATTCGCCTGTCCTTTATCTTGCGACGTAAATGAAGCTTAAGCCTGTCGTGATCAACTGAAGGGTAATATTTTCTAATGTCGCACTTTAAGCAATAGCGTGTACCTTGAGGGTCGTTACGCATTGCTCGCTGCATTCGCTTTAAGGCATCATGCACCCCTCTATTCGGAATGGAACCATAAGTGTCACGAATAAACCATGCGTGCCAAATTGGTGCCAGCACTTGCACAACGGCATGATGCAAAATTCTGTCAGGAAAATACGGAAGAACATAGATGTATCGTTCTTTCCCGCGTTCGTTGACTACAAAATTTTCGTATTCTCCTGTTTCAAACAAGCCTTCCTTTAGTAGCCATTGAAGAGTGAGCAAGCAATCTCCCTTGTTGGCTTCGGTCCATTGAATTATTTTTCTTTTACGCTTGCCTTGACTAGCGAAATGATGTGCCCATTCTAAGTTTTCAAGGTCGTAAACTTGCTCGTATAAATGACCATGACGTTTTGGCATGAAAGCTGTTCCTGAGATCCTTCACTACATTCGTGGGCGGAGCCCCTACTAGCGGTGCGGGAAATTCCCGAACAGCAGACTTAGATTTCCCCTAAAGCATAAAGGCTGTAGGCGAGGCGGACAGTCAACACAGCGCTAAAGAAAATGATCGTTAGCAAAATGAATTGTTGCTCAGGAAGTGCGAAGCCAGAGAGCCATTGTTATCGTTTGCATTCGAGGAGCCGTTATTGAAATTGGCATTCCACGGACTGCAATTCGCCTCATTGTTCGAGTTGCCTCCAACATTGAGCACCCGCCACCCTCTGTAACTGCCCGCCCGTAACAAAAGTTACCCTTTTACTTTAACATTCAAAAAATTAGCGCGAAGCCAGAGAGCCAAGGAGATCGCCTGCATACGAGGAGCCGCGAAGGAAATAGGCACCCCACGGACCGCAAACCGCCCCACCGCCCGAGCCGCCCCCAACAAAGAGCACCCGCCACCCTGAAGTACCGTAAGTGCCATACCTCAGATCGGTCACATAAGTGGATGCAGTTCCCCCCTCGTCAGGGAAAAAGAAAAGCCCAGCATCGTCCCTAAACCCACCAATATATACACCATCAGAAGCAGTGCTAACTTGATTATTAGTATTCACGTAATTTGTAGCTGTGTCATCTGCAAATCTATCGGGATTTAGGGCCAGGTAAATTTGACCATTTGCACCAGCATTTACATTGATGCCATGCACAAATCTAAACGTGCCTGCGTAATAATGTTCCACCCCGCGCCATTGCATGGCTGCTCTGTCGTCACTTCCAGCAGTGGAGTTACGCCCGTCAGTCGTGTTGTTAAAGGTGCGATTGCCTTTGTCATTGAGAATGCCAAGCTGATAATCGCGATAGCCCAGCACATTGTTGTAATTATCACGCCCCCTGCCAATGCCAACCGTAGGGTCTTGAATGAAATAATTTCTATATTCCATCACCGTTAGCAATTGACAAGCATTCCACAGTGCATAGTCACCATTAGCCCAACCAGAAGCAATGGCACGAGCCCTAGTTAGGCCCGTAGCACGAGTGTGGGAGGTGTAGACGCCAGAAGCCGTAATGCTTTGAAGCTTGGTGCCGTCAGTGGTGCCTTGATAGCCTGCAATGTAGCGATGGCGAATGGCGCTATTTGCATCAAAGCCGCTAATCGTCGTAGCAGTACCGCTGCTGGTGTAATAGCCGAATGCACTGCCGTTCCACACTCTTGTTACGCCACTAGCGTCACGCAGTGTGGTATAAGGCGATGGTTCAAAAACCGTAGGATTAGTGCCATCAATGTAAACAGTGCATTGTGCAGTGGTGTCTCCACTAGCCCAGAATGCAGGATGCCTCACCCATTTATTCTTTTCGCCTGAACCAAGCAAATCGTACTCTTGTTTGCGCAGCACGTAATACACGCGCAATGGATCAACAGAAGAAGTGCCTGACGGAGTGAGAAGTTTATACTGACCACTCACGTCTGCACCAGCTACGTTCTTCCAGTTAAGGCCATCTGTCCAATCAATACGCACAAAAAACTCTGGCACTTCCACCATTACATTGCCACTAGCGGCAGTGTTAATAATGCCCGTAGCCGTGACAATACCGTTTGCGGGAGCAGTGCCACTCACCGAAGGCACAATGCTCTCCCACACGCCGCCAGCGTGCGTTACCCTGCTACGGAAGGCGTAAGTGGTGCCACTAGCCCAAGCACTTAAATCTTTACGAATGTAATTATTGGTTGCGCCATTACCTGCCTTGTTTTCCCCTTCATAAATCTTTAGCCATGAGCCAGCCAAGAAATTACTGTCTTCCCCATCGAGGTAGTAATTGACAAAGCCTGAAGCATGTAAGCCCACACGCCTCATGCCGCTTTGAACGCGCAAGTCTGGCTGAGTTGTGTAACCAGCGCCTGCTGCTGCAGGACCATTAAGTTGCGTAACATTTAGTGTGTTGCGATATTCATAGTAAGTGTCGTTCGTTTGGTTCCAAATGAATGGCGTGGTGTCCACCATGATGTCCGTATAAAACGCAGCACTTCCGACGTTCAAGAATGCCGACAGCCCACTAATTGTTACTTTCTTGTTGGGCGTGCCAACGTCCCCTGGTGTGTTGATGATAAAAGCATCCTGAGGAGTGAGCGAAGTGCCCGTATCAGAAAGTTGCGAAATTTTTGTCATCGTTTAACCAAGAACAGTTGTGACATCGCCTTCTGTTTCCAAGGGCTGTCCGTCTTCTAATTCTATAGCCTGTGTGCGATCAGGGTCAAACACATAATCAAAACGCCAAGCAAAGTATTCTTCCAGGCTTCGCAGCTCCTTATCTGTCAATATTTTATCAAACAGAGCAATGGAGAAGATGGTGCCATTAAGGAAACCTGCCGAACCATTTGCATTGGCGCCAAGCACGTAGGTGTCGCCTGCTGCGTAAGTAGCTTGCGTGATTATGGCATTGCTGCGCGTGGCTGCTTCAAGGCTGTTAGTGCGCACAGAGAGCCCTAGAGCCTGACTTACTCGTACGGTGAAGACATACGTGCCATTGGCTGGCATGACGGCAGGGAAGCCCGTCTGGACGGTGCTGGTGAATGCTCCCAAAGAGCCGCTCACTCCGCCTGCCCTCCATCGCACTGCCGTATTGTTCAGCGTGCTGAATAAGTTGTAATCAGCGTCGCCTCGCACATTTGGCTCGCCTAGCGCAGCGACAATAATGACAGTGGCAGCAGAAGGAAACAATGCTCCCAAATTACCAAGGCTCATAAAATCATTCGTTCCGTCGAAAACAATGCCTGGCTTGCCATTACGCAAGCTAAGAGTGCGAGTGGGGCGACTTGCTAGCGTGGACTGCGTTGCACTGCCGCGCCCTAGCACGTCTTGCCATTGCTCCACTTGCCCGCCGGTGCCTTGCACAAAAGAGCTGAATTCAGCATCCAACCACACTTTGTTGCTAGAGAAAGACGATGGAGGGGCGAGATATAGGGGCGCTCGTTTAATAGTGCTCGTGGCGTTTTCAGTGAAGCGCAAATATTGCTTGTAGCGAACAAAATAGTCGTTCCATGCTGGTGCCGTGCCATTGAACGTAAGGCCGCTAACGACAGTTGTGGAAGCAAAAACTGGCCCTAGCTTATATTGTGCGCCAGAAGAAAAGCCGCTTGCATTGGCAGGAGAAAAGAACGAAGCTGTGGAAGGACCGTAAATAGTATTAGCAGCGTCGTAATATGGCCTGTCATTATTAATGCCGCTGGCAAAAATAGAACCAGTAAAAGTGTCACCAAAGCGGGAGGCTTTGTTGAGCAATGGGGGAAAGATGGCAGTGGCGCCACTGCTAAGGGTGACAATTTGCTGCTCTAAACTGCTTGTAAGTCCAATAATATTTTGATAGTCAGCTTCCGTCACGCCTGAATCAGACGTGCCAACAAGCAGCGCCAAGTCGCGCCTGTCAATACCAAGATTATCAAGGCAAACGTTTCGGTCTAATACTTCCGACAGATTGCTAGTTGTGCGAAAGCCATATTGTTGCGTCATCAACTTTGCCCTGCTTTTGCATATAAAACAAGGCTAGTAGTTTCAACAGGCAGCGCACGCTCAGGAGAAGCAATAATGCCAGAAGGAAAAGTTGTGGCAAGCCTGAAGTTGCTTGACAGTTCTATTGTCCTGATGCTTATGGGAAACAAAGCAGTGGAGCCAGAAAATGCAGAGGAAGAAAGAGACGCTGCTTGAATGCCATTAATCTTGAGCGTGCCGCCATCAAAGACACCACGGGAAGCATAGTAGTCGCCTACGGAAGACGGAGCGTTGCGAAGAAGAGCTGCATCGCGCAGCACTGTGCCTGACGCTGCATTTTGAGCAGCAATGGTAATGCGAGACTGAGCAGCACTTGTGAGGTTTTTGATGAGGATAAAGTCTCTTGCTGAAGCACTGCTTACTCCGTTGAGTGCAAGAATGTCTTTGCCTTTTACGGTTATGGTTCCAGACGTCGTAGTGACACTACTGCCCAAATTATCCCAAGCCCTTTCCCTGTCAACAACGTCCGAAAGATTATTCGCAGCAACAAGTCCTGGAAGAGTCATTGTTCCTCCCAGTTAAGCATGGCGCTTGCAATGCCACTTCCAACTCGCGCAGTGGCCATTACAAACAACGCTCCATTGTTAAATTGCGATTCAGGTACGCCTGTTATAAACATTTTATCAGGGCCGAACACATTAGAGAGGTCAAATTGCTTTGTTTCACCACTGCCAATAAAGAATGTTGCCACTCTATTGTCCGTTGGCATGGCTTTAGTTCCCTGTCTATCTACTAAAGTTGCAGACAATGGGTCGGAAATAGCATTTTCAAACTTATGCGCCGTGTAGTTTGCACCGCCTGTAGCTGCTGTTTCCGTTAGTCCGCTAACAACAGAAAACGCTGTCACGGCTCTAGTCAGTCCACTGCCAACAGTAGTTAAATTTGTCCCTTCAAAAACAGTCACGTCGCTAATATTGGAGCTGTCCATTAGTTCAGCGACAATGGCAATAGGCCAAGGGTTGGCGATGCCACTGACAGTCAAACTATTTCCGCCTGCTGAAATGTTATAAGAAGGTGTGCCGCTATTAATGACGATGGCAAAAGACGAACTTTCATTGCAGACAAAAGAAATAGGAATCCGCAGGTCACCAATTACATTGCCATTGATGTCAAAGGACAATCCTGAGTACGAGCTTGCTGCCCACACAACGGGCTGTGTGCCGTTGTAAACGCCACTTGCCTGGGGCCATAGCCCTACGCGCCAAAAGCCGTCGTTGTCGCGCCTTAGGAGACTGCCAGAGGTGACGCCGCTAGTAATGGCAGCATTCGCCACAGCATAAGCATTGAAGCGCGATAAGCGAATGGAAGTGGTGCCATCAGGAATGGTACGGTCAGTAGTGATAGTTGTCAGCCCTGAGCTAATAGTTGTAACGTGCGTATTGAAAATACCAGAGCCAGTCACTCTCACGCGCTTTCCTGAAAGATAAGTGGTGGGACCAGTTAGTTCTGTGCTGATATTAGGGAATGTGCCACTAGCAATGGCAAGTTGATTATTGCCAATCTTTGTCACTGCAATGGCAGTGCTAAGTCCACGAGACAAGCTTGTGCCTTCGCCATAGCCATATTGCACGCCGCCGCAGCTATTGCCCCTAAGGATGATATCGAAACGGGCAGGCGTGGAAGCAAATGCCGCCAAGCTAACGGGATAGACAGCCTTCTGATTATCCACGCCATTGATGGTGCCTTTAATATTCAGACCCAGCAAGCTTCGGCTAGTGGCGCTAATGTCTTTAGGTGCCTCTAGTGCTGCCGTGCCAAGTGTGACCGTGCCCTTGTCGCCGCCGTCAATGTAAACACTGCTCCCATAAAGATTAATAAAAGCAGCTTGTTGAGTGCCAGCAGTGGTACTAGCACTTGTAAACAAACGAAGATAAGCACTCCTCAGACTGGGATATTCAAAGCGGTTCTCAGCGGAAATGTAATGCAGCACCACCCATCGTGCTTCTCCATTGCCAGCAGGCACATACGCTAAGAACTTAGCGCCCACGGCTCCATACCAGCTAAATTCAATTTTGAACATTGTCACGCGAGACAAGTCCAGACCCCATTGCGTACTACCTTCTCCCACTTGCACTTTATCCCCGTTCCATTCTTCCCTGGGTACTTTCAACGTGCCAAGATCAGGAGAAGTGCGAACAATATATAAATCAGTGCCTTTCTCTAGCTGAAAGAAATAACCATCTCCATAGCCATTCCTGCAGCCCCATTGTATAACTTCTCCGTCATAATCACTTAGCGTGGACATTCTCACGCCTAGCGTAAAACCCGTCACTCGTCCTGGCTGATAGCGAAAAGCTCTCTTGCTTTCCCAATATGCAGTCATTGTTCCATTGGTATAGCCGCCGGGAAAGCGTCCAGTGTTGTCATCAATGGGGTAGACGAAGCTTGTCGGGGGAGGAAAAGCATAAGCTTGAATGGCACTTTCCGCTGGCAGATGCCGCCAGTAGTAGCCAAAATCTCCTGCAAAAGTGTATTCGGCGGGATCTCGGTAGTAAGCGTAACCAGCCGCAAATGGACCGCTTGACCACTCTTTGCCATTGACGCCATAAATATTTACAGTGTCAAAAAGCACCAATGCGGTTTCTTCTTTGGGAATACCAAGCAAGCTAGTGCTCACTTCACTTTGCTCTCTATTTGTAACAATGACTGGCGCAGGACGATTTTCATCATTCGTTACAAGCACTGGCGTGCAATTTCCCCTGTCAGTAAAGACTATTGTCTCCTCCGTGTCACCAATTAATGGCGTCAAAGAAAGCTCTTCAATAAGAGGCACTCCAGTGGCAAAATCAATTAGCTCACTTTCTACTAGCTCACTACCAGCAGGTGCAATGTCTTCTGGAAGCTGATAGTAATTTTCAATGCCGTCCCGATAAGAGGCTGTCATTAGTTCGTCTCTTTATACTTGCTCTTCCCAGGTGAGAGCACCACTCATGTTGATGGTGCCACTAGCAGACTGCGCAAACAAATACAAGGTATCTCCAGTGGCGGCGGTCAATGGGTAGGAAAGATAGTCTTTGTTATAGCCAAAATACGGAGCCAGGTCAAGGTCCACGCCTCCTGCTCCGACAAAGAACGTTGCAACAGTAATTCCGCTTGTAATGACAGTCACGCCTGAGCTAGTGGTAAATTCAATGGGGGAAAGAGCATCGGCGGAAGTGAAAGTAGCAGTGCCAGAGGTGCTCGTAGGATTCTTAATTAGCTTTACAATTCCCCTGCCATCGCTTCCTAGTCCCAAGCGCGTGGGATACACTTGCATACGATTACGCACTGAATTAATAGCATTTTTAGTGCGCAAAGCAAGCAGCATCGTGCCGCTTGCGGTTACGCTCCTGTCTGCAGTATTGCTTTGTGATCGTGCAACAATAGTGCCTTTATCTCCGCCGTCAATGTAATAAGAAGCGCCGTATTTATACAGAGAGTTTTCGTTGCCGCTTGTGCCCTTCTGAACAAGATAGGAGATAGGCAGTGTAGGGTTAGCCAGGCTAGGACTGGTTAGTTGGTTAGATGCGCGAATGTGATGCATTCTCACCCATCGTGCCTCTCCTGCAGTGGTTGCATCAGGCACATAAGCCAAGAAGTGACCGCCAACAGCGCCGTACCAGCTATATTCAATTTTGAACATGGTGACTTTACTAAAGTCTATGTTCCATACGCTTTGTCGCGTAACAATATCGCCTTCTTCAGTGGTCACTGCCGTGCTGTTGCCATAAGTAACAATGGGTGAG